AAACACACCTATTTTTTGGTATATAAAACACGATGATTCTCTCAATGTAGTTTTAGGAACACCCAAAACATTTGACGTTGAAACACCGCCTTTTCCTTGAATTAACTAACTTTAATCGGGCAGCATGACTGCCCTTTTTTATACAACGACATGGCAAACAAAGAAGCTGTATTTTCTCTAAGAGTAGATACCGGAAACTCGGTACAGGATGTCCAGTCTTTTGACAAGGCAGTCAATAATCTGAATAAGGATCTCAATGCTGTTGATAAAACAGCGAGCAGCCTTGATGGAATCGATGACTTTACTCAGCGGATGAATGAGCTATCTGCAAGGATAGAAGCTGGAGGTCTGACAATGCGAGATATGACTCAAGTCATGAAGCAGTACCAGACTATTGCTGCACAAGCTGGCATGGAGTCACCTGTAGGACAGCAGGCATTGCAAGCAGCTGCACAGCTCAAGGATGAGATCGGTGATTTGAAGGCTGCTACCACTGCACTATCATCAGACTTTGTTGCCCTTGATACTACACTCGCAGGAGTGGAGACAGGAGCTGCTGTGTTCCAGGGATTTGAATCAGCTATTGCTTTGACAGGTGTAGAGAGCGAAGCTCTTGTACAGACAATGGTTAAACTGCAAGCTGTACAGGGTGCTGTGAATGCTGTGCAGACTGTAGCAAAAAATTTGAATTCAGATGCGATTCTTGGGATTCAGCTCAGAACATTCTGGGAGAAAGCATATACCAAAGTAGTAGGTGAATCTACAGGCGCATTGAAAGGATTCAAAATAGCACTTGCAGCTACAGGAGTGGGGGCACTCGTAGTATTGATTGGTGCATTGATAGCCAACTTTGATGATTTAAAAGCTGCAATCTTTGGTACAAATGAAGCTGCTGATGCTATGCGTGAAACGATGGATGCCTATCGTCAAGGAGCTGAATCAGCAATACAAAGCACCACAGACGTAGGCAATGCATTTGAATTGGCTAAGCAAGGAGTCATATCAAAAGAGGAGGCCTTGTATACATACAATGAAACTCTGGGGGATACATTTGGAAGGGCTACTAATTTGAATGAAGCCGAACAGCTATACATTAAAAAGAAAGATGCATTCATAGCCGCAACAGCAGCGAGAGCTCAGGCACAAGCATTATTTGCTAAGGCAGCAGAGGAAAGTGCCAATGCACTCACAGCTCAATTTGAGGATCAAACAAATATATTGCAAAAGACTGCTGCTGGATTTACATCTTATTTCTTTGGAGTCAAAGCAGGAGCCGATCAGTTAATAACATCACAAAAGAAAGAGGTCGCTGAGGCTGAAAAAACATCTAAGAGAAAGGCCAAAGTTTATGAGGATGCAGGAAAAGCAAAAATCAAAGAGGCTGAGACTACTGAAAATGCAAATGGTATAATCTCTGAGAATGAAAAGAAAACTCAGGATGCCATTGCAGCTAAACGAAAAGAAGCAGCTGAGAAGGCTAACAAATTAAGAGAAGAGCAATTAAAGGCGGCCAAGGAAGCCTGGGAAAAAGAGAAGGAACTATCATTGAAATATGCAGAGGATCTAGCTAAAATAATTGAGAACAGAGTAAAGAAAGAAGATGAGATCATTCGGCAGTCTGCGATCACAAAGGCTGAGCTGATGGAGCGTGAAGCTGCAAGAATAGACAAGCTGCGCCAGGATGAATTCAATGATGCCATAGGATATTTGGAAGCAGACCTGATAAACAATGAGAACAATTTCAATGCAAAACGTGATCTACTTGAAATGCAGAGACTGGAGGAGCTTTCAAATAAGGAGCTAACTGAAGGTGAAATCACAGCAATTGAGGCCAAGTATGCTAAGCAAAGATCAGATTTAAATAAGCAGGAGCAGGACTTAAAAATTCAAGCTGTACAAAATACTCTGACAACCATCAGTAATCTTGCTCAGTTATTTGCTGGAGGTAGTGAGAAGCAACAGCGTAAAGCATTCCAAATACAAAAAGCTGTAAGCATTGCACAGGCTACAATAGATACTTACAAAGCAGCTCAGGCGGCATATGCATCATTGGCTGGAGTTCCGGTAGTAGGTCCTGCCCTTGGTGCTGCTGCTGCTGCCGCAGCGGTTAGTGCTGGTTTATTGAATGTAAAAAATATAGCATCACAGAAATTTGAAGGAGGAGGTTCTTCTGGATCAACAGCATCCGCGGGAACGGCTTCCGCTGGAGCCACATCAACTCAATTAGGTGGAGCTGGCACCAATGCGAATCTGAATACTCAGCAAACGAATACAGCGGATCTGATAGCTCAAAGCAATGAGGGGACTCCTGTGTACGTTCTTGAGTCTGACATCACAGGCACTCAGAACAAGGTGGCTATGCAGAATAAGCTTAGTGTGTGGTGATGAACTTCCATGTATCCTTGTTTGCCATGAACTGATCGGATATACTGAAGCAACCATAGAGGTCAAGGAATTCCTTGGCCTTTTTTTTATCCTTGGAAATTTTGATATTTTCACCTGGTGAATGTGGTACCTGGTAGTAATTCAGATACATGCTCTTGATGAAATGATTATGACCTGACCATGTGATGGAATCGAATAACTCAATGAGCTTGTCGCTGTTCATCATGACTGGAGCATGGCATTCAAAGTTAATGGTAGTACATTCCATAGCTTTCAGCGCATCCATTGTGTTCTGCATTGCTTCCTGGTAGGTAGGCGCATGCCTATCATTGATCAGCATTGGTCCAGATGACAGCACTCTGTTGGGATCGAACTGCGGACCAAGAAAGAAATCATCATTCATGTAGATGAAATCTCCTCCTATTAGCGAGGCAAAGGTCAGGATCTTGTGAGTTACATCGCATCCCCGAATGGATGATTTGCTGCGAGGTTCCAGATTGATGGTGCCAGGGACATGATCTCCGACAACATAGATCTCTGCATCCGGATAAACATTGAAGGCCCATCTGATGGACTCATTGATACACTGATCATCACGCAGTCTTTTGTAAGGGTATACGAATCTCATGAAACAAAATTACATATTTAAGTATGAAAAGAGAACTGCCTGTATATGAGATCTACATTGATCTGAATGAAGAGGAGACAACTGTATCATTTAACTCCCTTGTGGCAGATCCTGCGCATGAGATTAGCTACCAGACTTTCAGCAAGGCGAGACGCTATCAATTCAATGAGGAGGAGCGAGTGATCACCGGTGTAGCTATTTCAGCAGACACTCCGATCTACAGATATGACGATGAGACCAAGGAGGAATACTACGTGGTATTCACTAAGGATGCTATCAAGAACATCATCGTTGACTATGCCAGAAAGCAGAATTTCAACAATGTTAATCTGAATCACAATTCGAATCAGGTGGTGGATGGTGTGTACATGATCCACAGCTACCAGGTAGATGAGGCAAAAGGATTCACAAAGCCAGAGAGATTCCATGATGTGAATGATGGATCATGGATAGTTAGCTACAAGGTCATGAATAATGAGGTCTGGGAGATGGCCAAGTCTGGTGAATGGTCAGGATTCTCAGTGGAGGGTTCTTTCTTCCTACAGGATACCGGAAGAACTACTGAAACGGAAATGATGAATCAGATATTCAAGGCCCTTGAGGATCTACGTGGAACAATAAAGCATATTAACAAAAACAAAAGATAGATGAACGAGAATTTCAAAAAAGTAATGGATGCCATTGCCGACATGAAAACAATGTTCTCAGGTACTGCTGAATCAACAGAGCAGAACTTCTCTGAGGCTTTGCTAATGGATGGTACTGCTATCGCTTACGAAGGAGAATTAGCTCCAGGCACACAAGTATTTATTGTGGCTGATGGAGAGCAGATTCCTGCACCAGAGGGTACACATGCACTTGGTGGGGAATTTGAAGGATTAAGCATTGTTGTTGATGCGAATGGTGTTATCACAGAGGTTATTGATGAGCGTGCTACTGAAGATGCTGCATCATCTGAAGAGACTCCTGCTGAAGCTCCTGCAACAGAACAAGCAATGAGTGCAGCCGATGTTGAGGCAATCGTGACAACAAAGATGGCAGCATTCTCTGGAGTGGTCGAATCACTTGGAGAAATGCTTCAGACTATTGTGTCAGACAATGAATCACTTCGCACTGAAATGTCTGCAATGAAATCAGAATTCGATGCATTCAAAGCAGCTCCTTCAAACAGCACTACAGAAGGCGAAAAATTCGCAAGGGTGACGAGTACCTTAACATCTCGCCAACAATTTTTAAAATCACAAATCAAATAAAAACAGACAACCATGAGTTTAAAGAAATTCATTAAGCAAAAATTCGATTACGATGTGTCAGGATTGGCAGCATACGTAGACGAGCAAAGAGAGGACTTGATCACAAGATCAGTAACTGAAGCGAAAACACTTCGCTACATCTCTATTCAAGAAGGGATCAAAGGATCTCAAGAGATCAAACTTCTTGATGACACATTAACATACCAAGCAGGAGACTGCGAGATGACACCAGCAGGAGACACTGTGTTCACTGATCGTGCTATCGCTGTTGAAACTCTTGGTTACATGAAACGTTTCTGCCAGAAAGATCTTGACGGATTCTGGACACAATTGGCATTGCGCCCGGGCGCATCTGCTGAGGACAAGTCTCTTCCTTTCGAGGCACAGATCACAAATTACCTTTTAACTCTTCATGCTCTTGAGCTTGATAAGTTGATCTGGAGAGGTAACAAATCAACAGGAACAGGGAACCTTCAGTGGATGAATGGATACCGTCAGTTTTTGACTGTTGCTAACGGATGCGTTAACTTGAATACTTCATCTACTGCGAGCATCGATGCTTCAAATGCTTATGATGTATTCTATGAGGTATTCTCTAACACACCTGAGGCTGTTGCTGAATCAACTGATTTCGTATGCTTCACAGGCCGTGAGAACTTCAACTTCTTGATGAAGAACTTGGTAGACTTGAATTTCTTCCACTATTCTCCAGCACAAATCTCTACAATGGAAGAGATCATCGTGCCAGGAACAGACATGCGAGTAGTAAAAGTTCCAGGATTGAACACTTTGGATAACATCTACACAGGTAAAGCATCTCATTTCGTATTCGGTACTGACTTGGTATCTGACTTCGATTCTTACGATTTGTTCTATTCTCAAGATGACGATGTAATCTATGTACGTTCTAAATTCCGTGCAGGGGTACAGGTTCCATTCTTGGATCAGATCGGTGTGTGGAACGGAACAGGTTCACCTAACTAATTGAATTAACCGGGGGACTTCGGTCCCCTTTTTTGAAACTTAAAAAATAAGAATCGTGAGCTGTAACATGACAACCGGATTTAATGACAGAACTTGTACCAATGGAAAAGGTGGTATCAAATCTGTTATTTTCTTTCCGCTTTCCGCAATAGCTACTGGTCCTACTTTGACAGGTAACGAGGTGACAACCTTGACTGTTACAGGTGAGGTGTTTCAGTACAAATTAAAATCTAACCTTTCCAGCTACACTGCTCCTATTCGTGTGAACAAGGATAACGGAACTCTTTGGTACGAGCAAACTTTGAACATGATCCTTGCATCAGATACAAAGGAACTACGTGCAGAGATCCATCTTCTTGCGCAGAACGAGGTGGTAGCAATCGTTGAAAAGGCTGATGGTAACTATGTAGCACTTGGCCTTAATGAAGGTATCCAGGTGAACGATGCATCTGAGTATACTTCTGGTGTTATCAAGTCTGATAGAAACGGTCACACTATCGTGTTGGCTGGACTTGAAAATGATGAGGTTCCAGATGTTAACGCATCAATTGTAGCTACATTGTTGACTCAACAATCTCCTGTAGTTTAATCTGCAATTAAACCATAAAGAAGGGAGAGGGTTTGCCCTTTCCCTTTTTTTGTAACTTAGAGCCATGAAAATACAAAATAAATTCATCGGAGCGAAAGTCAAAAGTAATCTGGTCAACAGATACTACGTGATTGAGGAGGGAAACGAAGAGCTTTATATTAAGCTCGGACTACTCCACATTTTTGAAGCATCAGAACCTAAGATAAAAAAATATGCTAAGATTGGAAAGGAATCAGACAAGCACAATGATAGTGACAGTGACGGAGCTAAAGACTCTGGCGAGTCCGTATTGGCTGTTTGAATTTGAGGAAGAGCAATCTTTCGACAAGGTATACTGCATCCTGCCTAACATCTCTACATCAACAGAGCGTTTTGATGAGTTCGAGGTGACTGATGGTGTGGATGTCACCTTTCCATATGCTGGATTCTACACGTACAGAATCTATGAACAAACAAGCCCAAGCAATCTTGATCCTGATCTGGCCACATCACTATGTGAGGAAGGCCGAGCGCATGTATTTGAGATTGCATCCCCATCAAATGAGTTCCATACAACTATAGTAAATAACATCTATGAATAAGATCACATCACTTTCATTCAGTAAAGAATACCAGAAGCCTGTCGAGGAGAAAGATCGGCAGCGTGGATTCATTAAATGGGGAAAGAAAAATGACTATCCTTTCTTTTTGATAGAGCTGCTGCAAGGATCTGCCTGGCACCAGGGTATCATCAAGAATAAAACATACTACATTGCTGGAGGTGGACTCGAGACAGTATCCGGTGATGCTACTTTATTCTTAAAAAATAGCTTCTCTGACTTCGACATGAATGAGATCGTGCAGAGAATGACATTTGATTTCGAGCTTTTTGGAGCCATGGCTGTGATAGGTACATGGAACAGAGAAGGATCCAAAGTAGTGCGCTGGGAATACATCGCTGT